AGAAAAAACTGGGTGGACACCCAAAGACTTGTGGCAGAAACGCTGGCAAGGGATGGAGAAGTCTTCATTAGAATGATGAAGGGGGTTGATGACAATCCATTTGGATTCAGCCTTTGGGTTTTGGAATCTGACTATTTCCCAATCAATAACAATAAAGTTCTGGACGATGAAACTGCCATTGTGATGTCAGTTGAACAGAATCGTTATGGAAGGCCACTGGCTTATCATCAAGTCGTTAGAAAGCCTGGACTGTTTTATGGAACATCTGTCAACCAGATTTTCAAAACTGAAAGGGTTCCTGCAGAAGAAATAGTTCATTTATACATTCAAGAAAGACCAGGACAATCAAGGGGGGTGCCCTGGTTAAATACTGCACTTCGGCCCCTGGATATGCTGGGCCAGTATCAGCTTTCGGAACTGACTGCATCCAGGATCAGTTCATCAGCAATGGGCTTTTTCACCAGCCCCACTTCTGATTCCTATGTTGGAACTGATGTGGATGAAGAACAAAATTTGGTGACTGAATTTGAACCAGGAACCTTTCAGCAACTTCCAGATGGGGTTGATTTTAAGCCCTTTGACCCTGCACACCCAACCACTGCATATAAGGATTTTACCAAGACTGTTTTAAGGTCAGTGGCATCAGGTCTTTTGGTTTCATATAACAATCTGACCAACGACCTGGAATCAGTGAACTATTCCAGCATCAGGGCAGGGCAAGCAGAAGAAAGATCACAATGGTCAATCTGTCAGAATTTCATGATCCATAATTTTTGTTCTCCGATTTATAAATCCTGGTTACGAATGGCAATTACATCAGGCTGGTTTGAACTTGGTGGAAACGCAAACTTGCCAATGTCCAAGGTGACCAAATTTGAAAATGTCAGATGGATTCCCAGGGGTTTCCCATACGTTAATCCACTGCAGGAAATCCAAGCCAAACAATTGGCAGTTCAGTTGGGTGTTGAAAGCCTGACAGACATCACTGCAACCAACGGAAAAGAATGGGATGAAGTGATTGATCAGCTTGCCCGTGAAAGAAGAAAGATCAATGACCTGGGGCTTCAGTTTGAAACACCACCCATCACACCTGGGGCACCAGAAGAAGAAGACTGATGGCAGTTTATAAAGGTGTTGAAATAAATACCATACCCACCCAGGAAATTGCTGATCAAGCCCAGAAGGGTCTGGATTGGAGGGAAAAATTTGGAAGGGGTGGAACCAGGGTTGGAGCTATCAGGGCAAGGCAACTGGTCAGAAGGGAAGAACTGTCAATTGACACAGTTCAAAGGATGAAATCATTTCTTGCCAGACATGAAGTGGATCTGGAATCTGATGCCAATTCTGACCCTGATGATCCTGGCTATCCAGGGGCTGGTTTGATTGCTTGGTATCTTTGGGGTGGTTTCCCAGCAAAAGCTTGGTCAGAAAGAATCATGGAACGGGTCAAAAAAATCGATGAAGAAGGAAGGTCATACCATACCAGTTTCCAGGTTGGTGATTTCGTCAGATTCAGGGCAAGAAAAGGAACCTATACTGGAAAAATTGTTTCAATCAGAACTGAAGGGGAAACTGAATTTGGTGGGGAATCATTGACTGCAACCCCTGATGATCCAGTTGCAAGGATCAGAATCTATGCACCCAGGGAAGATGGAACCTATATGGAAACTGACAGAGTGCTTGGAATGAATCTTTCGAGACTTTCAAAGATTGATGAACCAGAAATCAGACAACCTGATTTGAATGATTCAACCATGAAAGCAGTTAGAAGGAAACATCAAGAACATCAGGAAAAATACAAGGATGACCCTAAAAGATCAGTTCCATTATCTGCATTCATTGAAGTCACTAAAAGGGGAATCGGGGCTTATAAAACCCAACCTAGTTCAGTCAGACCAGGGGTGGTTTCTGCTGAACAATGGGCGTTAGGGAGGCTCAATTCTTTTATTCGAGCATTAGTCAATTTGAAGTTTAAAAACAAACCGCATGACACTGATTTATTGCCAAAACAACATCCACTAAGCACAAAGGAACGAAGCATGGAAGCACAAGATAACTGGCCTGAATTAAGATATGGGCATGAACCAGTCGGAGAAGAAGAAGAACCAGAACACACTATGGACCCAAAATCCCATGTGGTCATGCAGGAAGATGGAATGTTTGGTGTTGTCAATATTCAGGGTGATGTGGTTGCCACATTCCAAGACAAGGTGATGGCTGAACAGTATGCCATTGAAAACCATGATGATCTCATGAAAGAAGATGATGATGAAATGTCTGAATCTGCAGGGCATGAAGATATGGAAGAACGTCCTGGTCATGAAGATATGGACGAAAGACCAGGGATGAAGGAAGAAAAATCATATCATGATGAAGATGACAGAATGATTGAAACGGGCCAGCTTTCAAGGATCTTTGATCTGGATCGGTCTGCAATAGATGAAGAAAACAGAACAGTAAGTGTAATTTTTTCCACAGAAACCCCAGTTGACCGAAATTTTGGGGTGGAAATTCTTGACCATAATCGGGGTTCGGTTCGGATGGACAGACTTCAGAAACGGGCACCAGTTTTGTTGAACCACAATATGTCTGATCAGTTGGGAGTAGTGGAAAGGGCTACCATCGATGAAGACAGAAAAGGAAGGGCTTTACTTCGCTTTGGCAGGGGAAGACTAAGCACTGAAGTTTTCAATGATGTGGTGGATGGCATTAGGTCACAGGTTTCAGTGGGTTACAGAATCCACAAAATGGAAAAAGAAGATGACGAAAAATTGACTTATCGGGCAGTTGACTGGCAACCCTTTGAAATCAGTATCGTTCCAACTGGTGCAGATTCCATGGCGATTGTTGGAAGGTCCGAAAATAAAAATTTTAAAACACAAATTGTTGAAAGGACTTCCAAGATGGAAACCCAAATTGTTCAAGAATCTGCTCCCAAGGTTGATGAAAATGCCCTTCGGGAACAGGTGCAAAAAGCTGAATTCAAACGGATTCAGGAAATTGAAAGTTATGGTCAGGAACATAGTGAAATAGAACTGGCAAGAACATTTATCCAGGATGGAAAATCAGTTGCTGATTTCCAAACTGCCATCCTTGAAAAAATCAAAAACCGAAAACCTGAACAGGTTCATGCAATTGGTTTGACGAAAAAAGAAACCAGGGCTTTTTCCTGGATGAAGCTGATTCGGGCAATGGCAAATCCCCATGACCGTAAACTTCAGGAAGATGCCAGCTTTGAATTCGAAGCAAGCAGGGCACAGGCTGACAAGAATGGAATTGACCCACAAGGGGCATGGGTTCCTTCTGATGTCATTTATGGGCAGAACTATCAGGAGCAAAAACGTGACCTGACAGTTGGAACCAATACCGCTGGGGGTTTCACAGTTCAGACTGATGTTCTAGCTGATTCCTTCATTGATGTTCTTCGAGCCAATATGGTGTTTGATAAAGTAGGGGTAACTGAACTGAATGGCCTTAATGGTAAGGTTTCCATTCCTGGTTCTGATGCTGGTTCCCAAGCTTACTGGGTAGCAGAAAACGGGGCAGTGACTGAATCCGATCAGACATTCATTTCCAGAAGCCTAAACGGGTTGCAAGTAGGTGCCATGACTGACATCAGTGCAAACCTGATGAAGCAAAGTTCGATTGATGTTGAAGCCTTTGTCAGAAACGACATTGCGATGACTTTGGCAAGCCAGATTGAACTGCAGGGCTTGACAGGGAACGGAACCAGCAACAGACCAATTGGAGTTTACAACACCACTGGGGTTGGTGGGGTGACCATCAATGGTGCCAATGCACCAGACTGGGGTGATGTTGTAGACATCTGGACAGGTCTTGCATCAAACAACGCACTTCGGGGAAACCTTAACTGGGTGGGTGCATCCACGATCACTGCCAACATGATGAAGACTTTCAGGAACGGTACTGGTTCTGATCGTCCAATTCTTGATGATACAGTGGGAATGAATGGGGAACATCGATTGATGACCTATCCTTATTACATTACCGAAAACAACGTGGAAGCTGGCAAATCACTTCTGACTTTTGGTGACTGGTCTTCACTTGTCATGGGCAGTTGGGGCAACGGTTTAGATTTAAAAATCGACCCATTCACCAATTCGTCAACTGGTGCAACCAGGATCGTGGGTCTGTATCTGGTAGATTTTGCAGTCAGAACACCTAAATCCTTCAGTGCATCTGTCAATCCATAATCATTAAATCTGGGAACCCTTCGGGGTTCCCTGCTAAAAGGAAAATATGAAAGTTAAAATGTTGAAGATGGTAAACGCTGACGGGGCTTTCAGGAAGGTTGGTGAAGTGCTTGATGTCAGTGAAGAAAAGGCATCAGAACTGATTAGAACAGGGGTTGCAGAAGAAACAAAAGAGGCACCCAAAAAAGCTAAGAAATGACCCTTGAAACTGCATCTGATCTCGCATCATTTTTCGACACTGACACCCATGGGACTGCAGTGACATACACCCGATCAGGTGGGTCAGGAACCAGCATCAATGTGATATTCAACAATGAATATCAACTGGTGGATGAAGGGGATGTTGGTGTTTCAGCAACCCTTCCAGTGATCACTTGCAGAACTTCAGATGTTTCTTCAGTGGCAATTGATGACACCTTTTTAATTGGGTCAACCACTTACAAGGCCAAGATCATCAGACCAGATGGAACAGGGGTGACTGAAATTCAACTTCAGGAACAATAAAAATGGCTGATCATGTACGGGAACAGATCAGATCCAGAATTGTCACCAACTGCACTGGATTGGCATCAACTGGTTCAAATGTTTTTGAATCCAGAATTTATCCCATGGAAGGTTCTGAACTTCCTGGATTGCTGGTATTCACCACCACTGAACTGTCAGAACCCATCAGAATCGGTCCAAACCGATTGCTGGAAAGAACCCTGTCAGTTGTAGTTCAGGGATATTGTGAAACTAATTCTGACTTTGATGGAACCATCGATGAAATCTGCAAGGAAGTGGAAACAGCATTGGCATCAGATAGAACAGTCAACGGATTGGCAAAGGATTTATTTATTGAATCAACTGACATCACATTCAGTTCTGAATCAAATAAGGCAGTGGGGTATGTGACTATGGTTTTCCAGGTCCAATATTATACGGATGCACAATCCCCAGATGCTCCAAGGTGATGCAGATTTCAGTTAAATCAGACATTAAGCAATTTAGCAAATGGATGAATGCTACCCAGAAGAAGCACCTGAAATCAGCAATCAGGAACGGGTTGAATGAAACGGCATTTCAGACCATGACGGGAATGAGAAAAGACCTTTCCAAGTTTGTTGACAGACCCACTGATTTCACAATAAAGGGGCTTCAATATTCAAGGGCTGAAAAGAATAATCTTACTGCAAGGGTTGGTTTTGTTTCCAACAATTTTGGTAAAAAAAGAAAAGGGTCAAAAACATTTCAAGCAGATTATATGTCAAGACTTGATTCAGGTGGAATCAGGTTACCAAATAAAAGAAGCATTGCTGTTCCAGTTGTTAAAAATTTTAAAACAAATAAGTTTGGTAATATTACCAGCAAACAAATGAATAAATTTTTTTCAAGCACTGGAAACGGGGCTGGCACATTTTTCTTTGGTAGACCCAGGGGGGCAAAAAGGCCAGGGGGTGATGGGGTTTTCAGAAGGGGTGGAACTGGTGGACGGGGAAACATAAAAATGCAAGTGGTCTTTAAAGATAATACTAAATATACAAAAAGTTACCCCTTTCAAAGACAAGTCAAGGATCATGTCAGGCAAAAATTCAGGAAGTCTTTTTCAAAACAGATTTCAGAAGTGATGAACCGAAAAGGAATCCATTATTTTTCAAAATACAAACTGGGGAACATCCTATGATGATGTATCACAAAGGGACAAAACCGATTGATGTCCATCCTACCAAAGTTGATGAAATGCTTAGGAAGGGATGGTCACTGGAAGACCCTAATAAAAAGGGTAAAAAATCCAGCAAATCTGCTGGTGATCTTTCTAAACCCGTAGCAAAAAAGGATTAATATGGCTACTCATAAAGGAAGTGAAGGTCTGGTGAAAATTGGAAGCAATGTGGTTGCTGAAGTCACAGGTTTTTCATTTGATGAAACGTGCGACACCATCGAAGACACTGCGTTATCTGATTCTGCCAGAACCTTTGTTGCAGATTACACCAGTTTTTCTGGAAGCATAGATTGTATGTTTGACGAAACTGATACCACTGGACAGGGTGCCATGACCAGTGGTGCTTCGGTTGCACTCGATTTATTCCCAGAAGGTGATGGTTCAGGTGACACCTATTTCAGTGGAACTGCAATCATCACATCAATATCCAGGGCAAATGCCCAAGGTGCCATGGTGACTGCATCTTTCAGTTTCCAGGGAACTGGGGCACTGGGCACGGCAACTGTTTAATCATAAAAAAGGGAAGGGGATATGAATATTTTAGAAAATGCAAAAAATCATTTTCGAGAAAAGCTTTCAGGGGATCTTCAATCAGTTGAAGTTCCTGAATGGGGCACTGATGGAACCCCTGCAAAGCTTTATTTTAAACCAGCAATCAATTTCCAAAGTCAGGAAAAAATAATAAAACTTTCTGAAGAAGGAAAGAAAGCTGAAGCCGTAGTGCAAGCCCTAATTGAAAGGGCATTAAATGAGGATGGACAAAGGGTATTCAGGCAAGTAAACAGGCTTGAATTGATGAAGTCAGTTGACCCTGAAGTGGTTGCCAGGGTTGTTTCTGAAATGTCAGGTGATGAATATTCCATCGATGACATCGAAAAAAACTGACATCTGATCCTGAAATCTTTTTTCTGTTTCAATTAGCAGAACATCTGCACTTATCGGTTCAAGAGGTGATGCAATTTTCCGTTCTGGAAATCAGGGGGTGGATCGCATATTTCAGGGTCAGGGATCAAAAAACAAAAGGTTAGAAGGTGCCCAGTTTAAATATTCCGATAACTGCAGAAGACAGAACTAGATCTGCATTTAATTCTGTTCTTAAATCCACTGATAAATTAAACAAATCTTTTGGTGGGCTGACCAAGACCCTGGGACTTTTGGCTGGTGTTGGTGGCATCGGGGCTTTAGCAAGCAACCTTTTAAATACTGCAGACAAGCTGGGAAAGGTTTCAAGCAAGCTTGGAATTGCAACCCCAGAACTTCAAAAATTCCAATTCGCCGCAGAACAGTCAGGAATCAATTCAGAAACCCTGAACACTGCACTGCAAAGGTTCACCAGAAGACTGGAAGATGCAAAAAAGGGGGTGGGTCCAGCAAAGGATGCCTTTAATGATATGGGTCTTTCATTTAGCAATCTGGATGGAACCACAAAAACTGCAGAAGAAATGTTTCTTGATGTTGCAGATGCAATGGCAGGAATAGATGACCAATCACAAAAAGTTTCTTTAGCATTCAAACTTTTTGATTCTGAAGGGGTCAGTCTTATCAATATGCTTCAGAATGGTTCTGTTGCAATTAAGGACATGGGTGATCAGCTTGAATCAGTTGGTGGAATCATAGATGACAATGCGATTAAAGCTTCTGAAAGATTTAACGATGCAATCAATTTAATTTCAAAATCAGTAAGGGGTGTTTTTTCTGAAAGTGTTTTATTTATTGATGATCTTTTCCAGGGTTTATCAAAAACCTACCAAAAATTTTTTGGTGATTCAAAAAATCTAGTAGAAACCACAAATGAAGAAGTGGTGACAAGGGTTGAACAAATAGCAACCCAAAAAAGATTCAATGAACAGATTGAAAAATCTATTCCTAAAATCGGTTTATTAGATGAAAAAATTGCAAAAATTACAGAAAGACAAAAAGTAAACACAATGGCCCAGCTTTTGGCAGGAAAAGCCATCGAAAAATACACAAGAAAATTAAAAACTTCAGTTGAAAAGCAAAAGGATCTTCGGGATGAATATGATTTATATATCATTTCTTACACAAATGCTTTTGTAAGACTGGGCTTATTAAATAAAAAACTTGAAGAAGAAAAACAAAAACTTATAGGAACAAAAAACTTAATAGATCAAAACAGTTCATCAATTGAAACCTTCAACAATAGGTTAAGACTTACACAAGAAACCTTTGATGATGGCATCAATTTGGATGTGGTGGACCTGACCCCAGTTCTTAATAACAATTCAATGAGGCTTTCTGAAATGACCATTGAATTGTCAGAACAAGAACAAAAATTCATTGATATTTTTGAAACAGTTAAAGACCTGGATAAAACTTTTGAAAAGTTTGGTTTCAGGGCTTCAACAATGTCACAACTGAAAGACTTTGCAAAAACCTTTCAACCCCTGATTGAAGGTGCAGGGGCAGTGGGTGATTTCTTTGCCAGACAGGGGGAAGGAATCATGCAAGCAGGGGGGGCATCAGGGCAAAGGGCCATGCAAGTTGGAAAGGAATTTGCCACCAAGGGGGTTGAAGCTGGGATCATGGCTTTGGTTCTGTCCAATGAAAAGGTCCAGGAAGCACTTGGAAAAGTCTTTGATGCCCTATTTGAATTGATTGATCCGATCATTGATCTTCTTGCCCCTGTCATTGAATCCCTGACTGAAATTTTGGTTGAATTAAAACCACTGTTTGAATTGTTTTTGCCGATCATGAAAGAACTAATGATTCCATTAAAGGGGTTGATTCATGTAATCAAACAATTTATTGGCCCAATTGTTCATTTCACTAAAGAAATTGCAAAAATTTTCACACCAATGGGAACCCTTACTGATGCACTGAATGCATTGGCATCACCACTTAGATCCTTAGAAGATGCAATAAAAAGAATTGGTGGTGTTTTTGGTGGTGGTGGGGGTGGTGGAAACATCGTAACAAAAACCATCAGTTCAATTGGTGGTGCTTTGGGTTTTGCAGATGGTGGAAGGGTCAGGGGTAACAGATCCATAATCGTGGGAGAAGAAGGTCCAGAAGTCTTCACCCCAAATCAGAATGGAACCATTATTCCAAACCATGATCTGGGTGGTCAGACAGTGGTGAATGTATTTCTGGACATGGAAGGACAGGTGAAACTTCCACTTCATCAATATGTTTCGAGTGTTCAAAGAAGGGCTGAAAGGTCTGGGAACCCACAACTGGCAGGGATTCTGGCAGGATGACTGAATCTGTAATAATAACAGTTCAAATGGAAGTCGCTTCAACCCAATATTATATGGCAACCCAAGAATTCACTGGTTCAAATTTTTATAATCCATTTGTTCAAAGTCTTCCATCAATAGAATGGTCAGGTGAAGGGTTTTTAAAAACACAAGCAGGCCAATTAGTTCTGACTAATAATCCTGATAATGATGATCACCCTTTTGCTTATGCTACAAATTGGAATTCACTAATAACAAATCCTGATCAGCAATTCTTAACCAGCATCAATCCTGGGGAACCAGAAGGGCCAAAAGGAGCCTTATGGCATGGGTATTCGGTTGTTAGATCAATTAGTGAAAATGCAATAGAATTCGATCTTTTTGAATTTGCTAAATATACGGAACTTGATATTGAAAGGTTGGTTGGAAGTTATTCAGTTTCTGCATTGACTGCAGGAAACCCCACTATCTTGACCATAGATAACAGGGAAATGGGTTCAAACACTGCAGAAACCTGGATTGAACCAGGAGATCTTATTGAAGTCAATAACACCTTCAGCCCTGTCATTGCAAACACTCAATATCTGGTGACTGCAGTTTCATCAAACAATGTCAGTATTGATTTGGATTCTTCAGGTGCAACCTTTGCCACTCCCAGGGTGGTTACCAACACCTTTGATTCAGGATCAGGAACCCAGTGTGTCTTAAATAAAGTTCTGACTGTTCCTTATGTTGCTTTTGCAACGGGTGCAACTAAAAGGGAAATACCCAGGGACCGATTTTTCCAGGATGGATTTTTTGGTGCCTATTTTTTCACTGCATTTCAGAACTGGTTTCCATCACCAGGAAGTAATTTTCAAATCTTCATTGATGGGGTTGATGAAACTTCAAATTTTACACTTGTTACAAAATCTTACAAAAGAACAGACAATGCCAATTTTGATGGAACCATCACTGTTCTAACTACCACCACTGATCAAACAGTTTTTGATTTGGTGGACCTTCTATATTCCCCTTGTGACAAGACCAAAGCCCCAGATTCTGATGACAGTGTGAAAGCTGGGGTCATGATTGAATTTTCAAAAAACACAATAGTTGAAGATTTCCTGGATGAAATCTGTAAAAACACCAATCATCATTTTTTTGTTCGCTATACTTCTGCAACGGATTCAGCCCTAAATTCATTCCTGATTGAAAGGTCCAATACACCATCTGCAACCACCCTGGATGATGGTCAGATAATTACTGCGAGCTATATTTTCAAGAATCCTGTGAAAGCAGTTTCTTGTTCATTCAAAACAAGAAACGAATCAGGAAGTTTAGCAGGGGATAATTATCAATTCACTGTATCAACCAAAAATCTTTCAATCCTTAATTCGGATCTGCCAAGTGGTTCAGAAATATCAGTTGACCAGATTCATGATCAGACGGGTCAGCAACTTAGTTATCTGCAAGCTATCTTAAATATTGAAAAGAAAATCAATGTTTCTGTAACCCTGGATAATATCAACACCACTATTCTGCCAGGGGATAATCTGAATTTCACAAGGGAAGTTGATCAAATAACTGTCAATCAGTTACTTGTTAGAAAGATTTTTTATGATCTAAATACCCAGCAAACCACGTTTGAAGGTGATGGGACAATCACCCTTTTAGAAAAAGCCTGATGGAATTAATTCAAGCATCCAAAATTACTTTAACAACTGCAGGAACAGGGGCTTTGAATTCGTCTTATGCGGTTGCAAATGTTGCAGATGATAATCCTGGGAAACCCTTCATTAGTTCTGCAACTTCTGAAACAATCACCATTAATGTTGAAGCTGGAACCCAGGCTATTTTCCTTTTTGGACTAATGGCAGATACTGCTATTTTGACAGTAAATGATTCAGTTGGAATCGGTCAATCAACGGAATTGAATGTGACCCCTTATTCATCTATTAATCAGTTGAACATTGGAACCACCAACCTTATTCCACCCGAATATCTGTCATGCACCTTGTCACCCTATTCAGGGACAGTTCTTCCAAGCCCTTTGACAACAGACACCACTACGACTGATGACATAACTGGGGCACCAAATACTTTGGAACTTCAAGCAAATCTGACTGTTGGTGATGGGCAAGGCAATAATCAGGAAGTGGTTATCGGCTTAGACACTGACACAACTGTTCAATTCAATTCAAATGGGGTTCCCTTAAATTCTGCAACTGCAACCATCCAGCTAACGACATCAACGGATAGAAAAGATTTAGCAGTAACTGGTGAAAATATTGGTTACTGGGTTCAGGATTCAGGTGCAACTGGGAGATTTAAAAACAGTTCTGGGGCTTCCGATTATGTCAACACCAATAATCATGGAAATGTCAGGCTTGGTTCCCATGTCACCATTGGGGGAACTTCATACCAGATCACCAAGATTGTAGGAAATGGAACCACATCTGGGGCAATAACCCTTTCAGGATCTGCCAGTTCTGCCACTGTGACCCAAATGCTAAACCCTATTAAACTGGGGATCTTTAGGATGGGATCTGTTTTATCTGTATCAAATCCCCAGATTGGGGCACAAAAATCCTTCAATGACTTCAGCTATAAAAGGCCATTGATTGATGGGGGGTATACCCAGATCCAACGAAACGTGGTTTCTATCTATGCACTTAACTCAATTATGCCCAGGGCTGAAGCTGAAAATTTCATAAATCATTATCGTGCATTTAGATCAAAACCCTTTCCTGTTTTAATATTTGATTCAATGCCTGCAGGACAATCAGAAAATGTGAAATATAGTGGATTCTTCTATCTGCCAGAACCACCACAAGTCAGTTATAGTTTCAAACAGGCAGAATTTCAAAACATCACCTTCAGACTTCGAGAAATAACCTAATGGCTGATCGAATATTAAAACCAGACAGTGGTAATGATCTGGTTCTTCAAAATGATGATGCTTCTGCAAAAATTGAAATAAATGAAGCTGGAACAATTGTCCATACTGGAACTTCTTCAATTGATGTTTCGGGTGGGACATTCACCACATCATCTGCCCAGAAACAGGCTATTGTTCAGGCTGGTCCAGGTTCAGGAACACTGGATGTTTCGGGTGGGACATTCACCACATCATCTGCCCAGAAGCAAGCCATTGTTCAGGCTGGTCCAGGTTCAGGAACACTGGATGTTTCTTCTGCAACCTTCACCACATCAAGCTCACAAAAGGATGCAATTGTTGATGGTTCAACTGCTATTAGTAGATCAGGAAATAATTTAACTTTTGCGGGGACAATTGGAAATACGGGTGATAACACAATAACAAGTGGGAACCTAGTCATTGGTACGGCAGGAAAAGGAATTGATTTTAGTGTTAATTCCCATCTAAGCGGTATGACAAGTGAACTGCTCGATTCATACGAAGAAGGCACTTGGACTCCCAATGTTGGTGGTAATGCCACTTATGGTACAGGTACGGGAGAAGTTTATGGTAAATACCAAAAAGTTGGTAATGTTTGCCATGTTCAATGGAAAATAAAAATAGATACCCTTGGCACAGGAACAAATAATACAATGTTAGGGTTTCCTTTTACTTCTGCAAATGTAGGTGCATTTCAAACAGGTTGTGTCTCTTTTCACAATGCTTGTGCTACATCATTCATTTGGATAGCATTTTATATGAATAATAATGCAACTACTATGCACTTCGTTACTAAAGGGTCAAGTCAAACTGGGGTTAATAATGCACCTGTTATTTTTCAAGATGGTACTGAAATAGGTGGTGCGATAAGTTATTTCACATCTTAATCATTTTTAAATAAAAATGTCACTCACAAAACAAACAATAACAGACAAAATTGAGTCTGTACGAGTACAAGAACACTATGTAATTCAGGTCCGTGAAGCAGTTCAGGTGCTTGAGGATGGTCAAGTAATTTCACAAAACTTTCATCGTTATGTTCTTAACCCAGATGCAGATGTTTCAGCAATAAGTGATGATGTAGTTAAGGCCCAATTTAATGCGGTTATGACTTCAGAGGTTAAGGCAAACTATCAGGCATTTCTGGCAGAACAAAACTCTGAAAATACACCTTCAGAATAAATGAAAAAATTTTTCATTCATTCACTGTTTCTTGTTCTTTCTTTTCCAGTTTGGGCTGATCAACTGATAGCCCAATATTCTGGGGCTAGGGATTTTCACCCTGATCAAACTTCTGCTTATGAATATTCAAGAATACCCCAGAACCAGGGTGATACCACTGACAAAATCTTTGATATAATCACAGGATCTGATGCCCCTTTGTTGGCTTTGATTGTTGGGTGCTTGGGTCTGTTTATATATAAAAATGAACAATCAGCCAGGGCTGACAGAACCAAACTTTCTGACAGGCTTTTTGAAGTCATAAAGGAATCCCAAATTGCAATGGATGGGGTCAAAAACGAATTGACTGCCATCAAAATTCAAGATGCCGATACCAATGCTAGGGTCAGCAATTTGGAACGCGAAACAGAAGGGATCAAAGAAAGACTGATGACCATGAAAGCCTGATATGGACAGAGATCGTTTATATATCAGGGCTGGTCTTTCATTTCTTCTTCTTCTGATTTTTTGTGTTTTACTGATACTGATTTTTTATGTGGAACTTCCCAGTTCTGCAGAAATCACATCAGCAACTTTATTGGGTGCATTAGTGGGGAACCTGACAAGCACCCTTTCATATTGGTTCGATTCAACGGAACATTCAGAAAACAAAGGAAAGGAAAATGGAAGCACTGGTGATGAAACTGCTTAGTGCTTTTGGGGCTGGGATTGCTTCAGAAGTGACTGAATTCACCCTGGACAAAGGTGAAGAATGGTTAAGGGAAACCCTTGATGAAGATGATTTCAAAACACTTGATAAAATAGTGGACATCGATGAAACCCAAGTTCATTCAACTGTTCATGATTTCTTAAAAGAAAAAATCCAGATTCCATTCTGATGAACATATCTTCTGCAATAGACCAATTGAAATTTTATGGTAAAAAACTTTCTGCAAAACTGTCTGAACTTTACTGGACTATTTCCCAGAAAGTTTGGAAAGCGTACCAGAAGGGAATTTCTTTTTTTAGCAGGGGGAATGTTCATCATGGGTAAATATCTTTCACCCCATTTCACTGCATCAGAATGTAACTGCAATGGCACTGGAAAATTGCCATGGGATGATGGCCTGGACAAAGATCAGTTTATGGCTTTTTTGGAACTTCTGGAAGCAATCAGAAAGGAATGGGGATCAAGACCCATTGTGGTCAATAGTTTTTACAGAAGCCCAGAATATAATAATGAAATTTCATCGACTGGACCAACTGGACCCCATACTGGCAGGGCTGGTGGATTTGCAGTTGATGTGGGGGTTTCTGGTGGGCAAGCTTTAGATCTGATCCAGGTTGCCAGGGAAGTCAATCTGACTAATGTTCAACCTATTCAGGGGATTGGGATCAAAGGAACTGGACCCCATGCAAAAAGGTTTGTCCACCTGGACAATCTACCCAGGAAAGCATTGTGGTCTTATTCCTGACTGCATTTCAAAGGTATTAAAAAGGTATTAAAAAATACCAAATCCTTCCAAGTTCTTGTTTTTAAAGCATAAATTTGGCGGAGATGTGTAGGAATCGAATCCATTCATTTAAGCCAGATATTATGCTTTTTCTTTAATGATTTCAATAAGATGCTGGGTTTGTTTCGTTCCTTAAAAATAGGTATTAAAAGGTATTAAACTGTATTTTACCCTGCATTTTTAGCCCAAAATCGGTATTAAAATTCAAGGTTTTCAAAGACATCAACCAGGGGTTTTGAATCCTGATCATAATAGGAATCAATAGTGGTTCTGATGTCTTGATGCCTTAATGCCATTTGTGCCAGGGCAGGGTTTATGTTGACCAGTTTGGTTCCTAAGCTGGACCTATGCCCATGGATTGGTTTGGCAACACCTGTTAGGTTCAATGCTTTCAGGATCTTGGAAAAAGCATTGGTCAGGGCATCACTGGAACTGAACTGATGATTTCCATCACCCCTGTCTAAATACCACACTTCTGATTCCTTCCTGTCTTGAAGATCCTTCTTCAGAAATTCCTTCAGATTCGATGACAAAGGGACCATTTCCAAAGCCCTTGATTTAGTGGTTCCTTCAATGGTCTGGATCTTTCCAAACTTGTCAGTGGATTTCTGATTGACAGGCTTCAAAAGAATCCTGTTTTCATCAAGCCTGATGTCTTCCAGCTTTAACCTGAAAACATCACCAGCCCTTAAACCCCTATATCTGAAAAGAAAAAAAGCCCGATACCAATTCAGATAAGAAATCTTGTGACCACCAAGGGCTGATTTATATTTGAACAGAATATGTTCTTCAATCCTATCCTGATCATCTTCAGTGAAGGTTCTGACCTTGAAATCCTTTTTGGTCTTGGCTGGTTTCTGAAGCTGAACTGATTCAGAAATGTGATTGTTTTCAAAAGCCCATTTCAAGAACAGGTTCAGTTCAGAAGCATAGGAAATCAGGGATCTTCTGGAAAGATTGATTTTACCTGAAAGCATAAACTTTTCCTGGTGTTTATGCTGGAACCTATTTGATGAATGATCCCCATACACTTCCAGATATTTCTGGAATGACAGTTCCATCTTTCTGACAGTGGATGCCCTGGGAACCTGAAGGGTCTTTTTTGATTTGGTGTTTTTATAATGAACCAGAAACAGATCAAAAACCCTAGAAATCTTCAGGGGTCTTTTTCTTAAATCTGCTTTTGATTCTGCAAAGCCAGTGGATTCTTCCAGTTCATGAATGGCTTCATGGATGGCTTTTTCAAATGCAGAAAGACTTCTTATATTTCCACAATCAGAATATTTGAAGTCTTCCTTTGAACCAATGACAACCTTTCTGGGTGCCCCACCCTTGGGGATTGGGTTCCCATCTTTGTCTGTTCTAAGCAGGGCACGAATTACTTCCTTCTCGTATTTCGTCCCCTTGTTCAGTTTTACCAGTTGATACTTCTTCATACTTTTCTTTTCCATACTGTTCTTTGTGATCATCTATCATCTGTTTCATAAGCTTCAATGCTTTGTGGAATTTATCACCTTCTGACATTTAGCCTTTCATAGAATTACTTATAACCCTTTCCAAGCTTGAAACCAGGGTTCTGCAATCCCTTAATTCTGATTTTAGATTTTCGATTTCATCAGTATTGCCTGTCAAAATCCAGGTCAAGGCTGGACCTTCTCCAGCTTGCATCATCGATTTCATAAGACCTGCACTGATGCCCCGTCTGCCCACAAAAATTGCCGATATATAGCTGGGTTTGATCCCATATTTTTCAGCAAATGTTTTTTGTGTCAGACCTTTTTTTTCAAGATATTTTTTCAACCTGTTTAATGTTTCTTTTGATTCAGTTTCCATACTGTTTTTTTAAGTGGGTTTGATTTAACCACTACCCCTCGATTTTTATGGATGTCAGTTTAGTGTGACTTTCATCCTTATTGTTTTTGGTGGTGGATGGTATGTGGTTGTAGATTTTTTTCTTCTTCTGTGAGTAAAAGCCCAGCCTTTGTTTGCACCCTTTGGGGCTGAATCTTTTCTTAATTTATTTGATGGTGGGTGAAACTTTACGAAACCACCCCTTGCATTTAGATATTTTATCATATTCCCACTTTCCAGGAACCCATCCAGATCAGGTTCCTTTTTCTGCCCCACGCACAAATTGCTTTGTTTTGGGTCACATATTCACTGAACCCAAACCATGATCTGCTTGATTTCCATTTCTGTTTATTCCCTGTTGCCAGAACATTCATATCCCATTTTTTAAGCCTATTCATTTTATCTTTCTTGAAAAAAATTTGAATCAGGTGTTGACAAATACACCAGATTAAAATAACTTAACACCAGATTTGACATATTCTGAACAAATATCAAATCCAGCAAATTCCACCATAAGGATTGTTGACATGGAAAGCAACACAAAAAAACACCAGTTCCTTCCTGATCCTGTTCAGGAATTGAATGGGAACATCTGCAGACTTTGTGAATTGCTCGAAATCCTTCTGGATTCAGAAGCAAAAGAAATCAAGGTTCAAAGGAAGATCAAGGATGAAAAAAAGGAACTGTCAGACCTTTATAAAAAGGTGATCAGTTGATCATCCTGACAGATCAGGAAATGAATCAGGCCAATGAACTGGCAGACATTAGGAACACAGGCATGACCCAATATAGAAAGGAACCAGGGCTGAACAGACACCAGCATTTCATTGGGGCATTGGGTGAAATTGCCTTTGCCAGATTGTTTGGGTTGGAAGTGGAAATGATCCAGAAGCCTGAAGGTGATGATGGTGTTGATTTCTTAATGGATGGTAGATCCATTGATGTGAAGACATCAGAAGCACCATATCCAAAGCTGATCAGCAAAAAATCCAAGATCAAATCTGATATTTATGTACTTGCCCACACCAAAAAAAACAAGGTTGCATTCCTGGGTTGGATCAGAAAACAGAATTTTATTGATAAACATAAAACCCTAATTGGTGTTAAGGGTTCACCCTGGTATGTAACTAACGAATGTCTGAACCCGATCACAACTTTGTGAAACTTATTAAAACAATAGTTTCAGTTTTTGACTTTAGTGGGGAATGGTCCAGACCCTATGCGGAAAACGGTTATGAAGTAATACAAATTGATATTAAAAAGGGGAAAGACATAAGAATAATAAATTTTACAGATTTACCTGATGAAATTTATGGGATTTTACTGGCCCCACCATGTACTGATTTCAGTGTTTCGGGGGCACAATATTGGAAGCAAAAAGATCAGGATGGAAGAACCTTTGAAAGTATTGCCCTAATGGATGCTGGTTTAAGGTTAGTTGCACTTAAAAAACCAGTTTTTTGGGTTTTAGAAAATCCAGTTGGAAGAATTAAAAATTTTTTAGGTAAACCAAAAATGTGGTTTCAACCACATCAGTTTGCTGGGTGGTCAGATAATCCAGAAAAGGAAAGATACACCAAAAAAACAGGATTGTGGGGTGAATTTAACACTAATCTTAAAATAAAAAATTTAGAACCAATAAAGGTATGTAAACAAGGTTCATGGATTCAGAAATTAGGTGGATCTTCAGAAAAAACTAAAGAATTAAGATCAATGACACCATCTGGATTTGCAAAAGCTTTTTTTGATGCAAACAGATAAAACCAACCTAATAGATTTTGAAAGCAGAAGATTGTTAAAGGAATCAGAAAGTCTTATTCAAAAATCAATCCTTGAATGGCTGAATTATCACTCTGAAGTCTATGCTTTCAGGGTGAATGTTCAGGGTGTGCCTTTACACAACGGAACTGGACGTTTCAGACCTTCCCCGAATCGGGGAATTGCAGATATTTTAGCAAGTGTAAAGGGCACCTTTTTGGCGATTGAAGTGAAATCTAAAACAGGGAAACAGTCAGCCTATCAAAAGACCTTCCAGGAATATGTGGAAAAAAGTGGGGGTCACTACATCATTGCCAGGGATCTGATCACTGTCATGAATAAGGTTGATGAATTATTGAATGCAACTGATTGATCTGTTTTCAGGCTTTGGTGCTTTTTCACTAGCAGGAAAACAGGTTTGGGGTGATGAACTTGAAATTCTTGGTTTTAGTGAAATTAAAGAATATCCAATCAAGGTTTATGAAAAAAACTTTCCAGGGGTCAAAAGCCTTGGAGATATAAAAAAACTTGATGGCAGAACAATTAACTTTTCTGGACCTTCCATCATCACAGGTGGATTCCCTTGCCCACCATTTTCAAATGCTGGGCACAGAAAAGGCCAAGCAGATGACCGCTTCATCTGGCCTGAAATGGTCAGAATTATATCAGAAGCAAAGCCCACTTGGGTTATTGCGGAAAATGTTCTTGGAATCATCAGCATGGGAATCGATGACTGTCTTGCTGACTTGGGATGCCAGGGTTACGAAACAGAACTTTTTATACTTCCAGCTTGTGGTCTGGGAGCAATCCACAAAAGAAACAGAATTTTTCTTATTGCACACACCAACGGCAACGGGGAACCAACTTTGTCCAGATTTTTTGGAGAAACACCCAAAGGGTTCATGGACTCAGTTGATAAATACAGAACTGAAAACATCAAAGATCAACCCAGAATTCCTGGAATGGATGATGGGTTTCCCAATAGGCTGGACCAAGTTAAAGGATTAGGAAATTCCATCTATGTTCCAATTTTAATAATGATTTTTGAATGTATTAAACAAATTGAAAACATCAAGAAAAAGGGGGAACCAAAAAACACAATTGATGAAACTTACTAATAACATTAAAAATGGATTTTAAATGTATAAAAACAGAATAACCATAATCGGTAATGTAAGTCAGGAACCCACTGTAAGAACCACTGGTTCTGGGGTTGAAGTCTGCAACTTTTCAGTTGCAACAAATCATATCTTTTACCGCAATGAAGAAAAGATTTCACAACCTGAATATCATCAATGTTCCGCATGGGATCGGTTGGTCCCAAGATGTGAACATTTAAGGCTTGGGCAGAAGATAGAAATTGAAGGAAGGGTGAAGGTAAACAACTGGGAAAAGACCTGTTCTTGTGGTCAGACAGTTAAGCAATATCGATATGAAATCCAGGTCAATTCAATTCTTTATTTAGACAAGAAAAATGAAGACGCATGACCTGACAGGGTTTGAAGTGATTCAGATCCTAAAGAAAGCAGAAAAGAAAGAAGATAAAAAGGGAATATGGAAGAAATTAATGAAGAAACTAAACCTGAAATAAATGTGGGTTCACCACTTAATAATTTCAATATATTTCATTCAGACGAAATGAATGAACTTTTTGGGGCCATGGCATCAGCCCAGGGTGAAATGGGCAAAGCCATCAGCAATGAAACCAATCCCTTTTTCAAAGCCAAATATCCAACCCTTGATGTCGTCATTGATGTCTATCGTGAACCCCTGGCAAAGCATGGTCTTTCATTCATGCAGTGGTCTGTTTCAAATGGGCAGATGATGAATATGCTGGCCCATAAAAGTGGTCAATACATTGCCAGCATCGATGAACTAAGAATCAAAGATTCTACCAATCCCCAGGCCCATGGAAGTGCATATTCTTACCTTAGACGTTATTCGGCAATGGGGGTGATGGGTCTTGGAAAAGCCAGTGAAGATGATGACGGGAACCAGGGTTCTGGAAAGGGTTCAAAACCATCCACTGATCAGGGTGGTTCCAGGGGGTCTGGTGGAAGATCCAGAAAGCCCAGGGATGAATTTAAAAGTCAGTTGAATTCCCAGGGCACCTACCAGTTTGAAACATCACCAGATGACAAATCATCTGATGTTGGTGTGGTTTCAGGAACGGATGAATCCAAGATGTTAGGACCAACCCCAAAGCAGAAAGAAATCATTAAAAAGGCCAAGGCCAAGATTGATGAAGCTGATGCACTTAGCCATTTAGCAAATATCTGGAATAAGCATGGGGCTGATTGGAGAAAGGAACTTCCAGGAAAGCTGATCCTTCCAGTTCAGGAATTCAAAGATCAGAAAAGGGAAGCATTAAAGAAAGCCAGGGATGAAAAAGAAAAACAAAGAATTGCAGAAAGGGAAAATGAAAAAGCAGAAGTTTGAATTATATCTCGATGAATCAGGGCAGATTGCCTGTCAAAGAAAAAGGCCCAGATCATTGATGACAACACTGAAAAGAATTCTGAAGGGTAAGTGATGGGAATACCGAAAGATTCGAGATTGACCCCAATCAGGTTTGCTGAAAGGCGAAAGGGTCATGCTTTCTGGTGGTATCAGTGTTCATGTGGCAACACAAAGATCATTCAGCAAAGTTCAGTAAATCGTGGTTTGTCCAGGTCATGCGGATGTTTGAAGAAGGAAATAACAGTCAGAAGAAACATTGAACAGAAAGGGTTTCAGAACAAAAACAAATCGAACAAAGGGAACACCCCAGCCAACAAAGGAAAGATCAAAATCCACAAGATTCCAAATGATCCATCAAGCCCTTGCCGATACGTCACAGAACATGAATTAAGTCAAATTTATCATGGGGTGATTGATGAAGGATTTTGATATTAATAAAAGAAAAAGGTACATGGAAACCAGCCCTTCAAATGGCAGTTTAATAATGCGGTTTGATTTAAAGAAAAAGCCTGAAAGAATTCTTTTTGAACACCTTTTAAAAATGGCAAATGAACATCATATTCCATTGCATAAATTAGCAAAAGAAATGGTCTGCCATGTCATTGAATCTGATTTAGAAAAGGAAGATAAGACTTAAAACTTAACCCAGAATTAAGACAGTTGGTTGGTAGCTCCTAGCCTTTTAGTTTAGGCTTTAACATAGCCAACCCCAGGGGATGATTTCACCCTGCCTCATGACTGTTCAAGGCCAGAACTTCGGCACGCAAAAGTTAAGCCTGTTCTGGGTTTAGTTTTTATCAGGCACGTTTTTTGATATTAATTATATATAATAATATAAATATATTTAAAATATTAATTATACTTTTAAAACTAATATATATAATTAAAACCTTTTTATTTTTAAAACATATAGTAACTAATAATATTAAAATAAATACTGTAGTTACTGAATAAGTATTAATTACATAGCATTAACAAATAATATTAATAATACATGAAATGACAGAAATGACAGTTAACGATCAGGCTCAAGTGGTTTTGGATGAAATAGGAATTTTATTAAATTCAAAACCAATCAGTTCAAATACTGCCAGGGCATCATATTTAAAACAAAGATTAAAAGATTATTCTTCAGAACAGTTGATTGCCTTTGTGAACTGGCAATTTAAACAGTGGAAAAACTGGGAATTACGAAATCAATATTTCAGACCAGAAACCTTGTTTCAGAAAAAACGGGTTTCTGAATGTATGGAAAAAGTTGAACTAGGGGAAGCACCCATGGAACCAGAACCAACACAGGACACAGTGGACAAAGAAAATATTTCTTTAGATGACTACAGAAGGATCATTTTAAGGGGTTCTTCTTATTATGGTTATCATTACAGAAGAATGACTGACCATAAAAAAAGAAAAATTGATGGGATTATTTTAAAAGATTATCAGTCTGGCAAACCTGCATATTCAGCACTTGGGGTCAAAACCTTTGAAGCAATAAGAAAGGAAAGCCATGAAAGACCTAAAAACCAAATTTGATGAATCACCAGATCCACTTTCAATCAAGGAAGTTTCTGGTCTTCTTAGGGTACATGAAAACACAGTGAACAGATGGATCTTGAATGGTCAGTTGGATGCCATCCAGCCAACTGGAAAATGGGGGTCCGTCAGGGTCACAAAAGAAGCCCTGGGTAAAAAGATTTTTAAGAATGATTGAAGATAACCCTTTGAGTTTATTGTTTCGTTTTCAAAATCAATGGCAGAAAGAAAACCCTAAAAAAAGAATCACTCAAAAAGTATTAAAAAATAATATCCAAGAATTAAGGGAATATTTTTTAATAAAACGAAATGAAGATCAATGACTACAACCCCAGGTCCAACTGGGATCTGGGGGTGGATATAAACCTTTGTGATCTATATTACAAAGGTGATTGGTCTGAAGATGACATCTGGAAGATTCAAAACACCAAACCACTAAAAGAACCCACCACAACCAAACCCACCAAATCCTGGAACAGACTTTCATGGTTTCAGGCATCCTGGGAACGATACTGGCTCGATGGCCCAGGCTTCTGGGAACATTCCAGGTTTGAATTTTATTCAGTCTGGATTCCCTGGATACAGAAAAAATTCCCCTGCAGACAAAAAAACTTCCTGATTCAAGAAAAAATATAAACTTTTTTCTTGAATCTTTTCAGTGCTTTATGTAATTACTGGCATATTTGGTGTTTTCAGGGGTTGACTTGGTGTTCCCAATGGGTACAATATAATCATGTTCAACACCAAAACCCTAAACGAAAGGAACAGTATGAAACCTTTTTTCAAAGTTAGTAAACACCCAAACTATAAAACCAGATGGATGTGCGAAATATACATGGACCCAATTGATCTTAAAATTGGTGGTTGTGATTTCAACAAAAGATTTTCTTCAAAGAAGAAAGCAGAAAGCTGGGGTGAATGGGCAGTAAGGGAAATTTCAAAATAAATCAATCAAGCCCCTTCGGGGGCAGAAAGAACAGTATGAAAATCAAATCATTAGACAAAGCAATCCTGATCAATGCTGGTCATGAATGTGATTTTGAAAACCTGGATGGTCACTTGATCGCAAAATTAGACGGGGAAAAATTCGCTCAAGCATTTCGTCAGGATGACATTGGAAGATGGGATATTTATTTTTTCCCAAAAGCACTTCAAAAAAATCGTTCCGCATTTATTTATGGAAATGTGAACAGTGCAAAAAAAGCAATTAACCAGATGGCAAATTTTATTGATTTTTTAAGTTAAAGAAAATGACAAACCTAAGAAAAGAAAGGATGAAGCTGGGTCTGTCAATGTCCGAATGTGCCAGAAGGGCTGATGTGCCCTTCAGGACATGGCAGAAGTGGGAACTGGGGCACAGAAGAACCCCTGATTTAGCATTCAAGCTTTTGAAGGGAATTGAATCAAATATCTATTAGAAAGGAACAGTATGGCAATCTTAGAAGTGAACGAAAATCAGAAGCAGATGCTTTATCAGATCCTGAAGATTCAAGATCGGAAACTTAAATCAAAGGATAAGATCAAGAACCTTGGTGGATACAACATCAGTGAATGGGTGACAGATGTTGAAGATGTCAGGAATCTTCTGAATCAACTAGAAGCACAAGCTTAAATCCCACCATATTCATCATCTTCTGAACCTGTCAGCAACCTTGGTTGACAGGTTCACATCCCCATATAAAGCTTAACCAAAACCCTAGAAGGGAAGGGAAAGGGTTGACCCTTGGGGTGGGTTTTCCCTTGCCCACCCCACCACAAGAATCGTGCCATTGCGTAGGTTCTTTCTGGGTTTTACTGAGGGTTTTGCACACGAC